TGGTTCGCCCAACGCGTAAAAAGAATATTCACGTCAAGATGGACGGTGCGAAAAACTATAAGATTTCGAACGCGGGTGTCGAGGCGGTCATCATCGATTTCGGGTTTTCTGTCTTTCCCCGGATTAAGAATCCAAAGGTAAACGCCGCCAACTATAAAAATATCGGCATCTTCCGGGATTCTAACCCACTCTACGATTTACACTATTTCCTGAATAACATGTTTTACCTCACTCGACAGCCGATGAGTTCGGTTCGTGGTGATGGTAAGATTAAGAAGTTTTTGACAACTCTGTTACCGAAGGAGTATCTGCAACGTTCTTCCAAGTTTTTGAAGAATATGCGTCTCCGTGGCACCGATCAAAACGTGACGAACGTACACATCATGGTACTCCCGGGTTTCGAAACGGTTCTCTCACACAAGTTTTTCACGGGAGTTGAGAAAAAGTTTGAAATTCCGGAGGCTAGGAAGATACAGCCTAAGATTATGAAGAAGCAGGACGTGCCGAAGACACCTAGGAATGCGCAGAATGCCGTGGCACGCGCCGCGGCTATACTCGCGGCGACACGGGAAAAGCCGAAGATCACAGCGACCCTGCGTCGCCCCGGTGTGCGTACGATCCGACCGATTCAAGTGACACCTTCACCGAAACTTCCGCCACAAAACGAAAATGTCATGAACTACGTTCCCATCGCACAACTCAAAAAGTTTCGAAGAGGTCGAAACTGGAACGAGATGCGAGCGGCGAAGGAACTCGAAAAATTAATGAAGAAGAAAAAATAAATGTACGCATATGACAAAGATGATTCTCTTCATTATTCTGGTGCTCGTGAACATGTATATTTTTACCCAGACTGGGAAGAAAAAGGTGACTTTAGAAAAGGAGGAAAAGAAATGGATCGTCTACGGGACCATGGGGTGTGGATGGACGCGTAAACAACTCGACTATCTCAAAAAGGTTGAGAAACCTTTCGAGTTTATAAACTGTGACGAGATGACGTGTGAAAACATCACGTCGTACCCCACCATCGTTCACCCCAGTGGGGAACAGACTGTCGGATACGAAGAAATTTAAAGACCGCGGACGACGTTGAGAGCGAGCGCGAGCACGAACGCGTCGAGGAGGTTATCGATGGGCTTTAGGATGGTGATGTGCTTCACCAGCGATCGGTTCCACAGAACTCGAATGAGGAAGGTGGTGATGAGGAGGGCTAGGACGAGCATGAGAAACTCCCTGAGTGCGTCAGACTTGTTTTCGGCATTCACGATATCCTTGATCATTTATTACAAACGAACATTTTTTTCTAGAATACTATAAATGAAAGACCTTCCCCTGAGTGGGTCGGAGAGTAAGTTTATGGACAGACGATGGGGTTCGAATGTGGGTATAGGTAACAACAACTGTTACGCATACGCCGTCGGTGACTACGAAGCCTATAGGTGGCAAAAATCGATTCCAGGTGATCGGTCCGGCCTCTCGAATCTTAACCACAACTATACAAACTGTAAGGGTCTTCCGAAGCGCGTCGTTTCCGATAATCCCAAACGTGTCTACAAGGCTAAGGCGAACGAAAAGTGTAAGAAGGGGTACTACAAAATCATGATGTTCGTATCACCCGGTCGACCCACGAACTACATACGCCAAGGTGACTTTCATTTTTACAAGCAACATGGTGTCGTAGAGTATAAAATCAAATCCGGTGACACCGTCGCGTCCGTGGCGAAGTTTTTCAAAGTCCCCGAATCTCGTATCAAGAAGGCTGGTCCGTTTAAGACTGGAAAGAGAATCATCTTCAAAGCGAACGTATTCAGTCATAAGCGGGGTTGGGCTACGGGTCCTCTCCTGACAGATGCTAAAGGTAAGATGATCAAGGATCCCCGGAAGGCTTCTAGAAAATATGAAACACTAAACTACGAAGAGTATTGTAGTTCATTCTGCGTCAAGAATCGTGGGATCAAAGTCGGTAAGACTCACACCAAGGTCCGCAAGAATACTGTCTAGATCCGGTTGATTTTCGACGTCGAACGTGATGTCGAAAAGATCTAAAACATCGAATATAGAATTCTCACTCAAGGACACAGAGTTTGCCGCTGCTGTGTAATTGTTTTGAATCGTGACTATAATTTTAAAGTTGGATGCGTCAAACACTTTTCTACATGTTGGGCACGTATTCTTACCTCGATCTTTCCATCCCTGTAGACAGTGGGAATGAAACATATGTCCACATCGGATCGGTGGGTTTGTCCTCGTCGGTCTGACTTCACTGAGACATATGGAACATGTCGACATTCTATAGGAAGGTTTTAAAGTTTTTTCCGTGATTTCGCTCAGTTAGTAGATGTCGGGTACCTTGAGCAGGGGGGTGTTGCAGTCCTTGCAGTCACCCTTACCTTGGGTGTCTTGATCCTGCTTGAAGAGCTCGGGTCCGGATTTCTGGAGAAGTTTCCTGTACGAATAGTTGTCCTCGAAAGAGACACCGTTTTGTTTCATGATGTGGTTGTTGTAGAGTTGCGCTGACGTGTTTATGGTAAAGCACCGTCCATCGGCCATCCCAAGTCGCTGAGACATTTTGTTATTATAAATTCAGAAATTAATTTTTCGATTGTTAATAGTGTGCATCCACGACTTGAATCCCTTCTCCCTAAGAATTTTAACCATGGGATCACATCTGTATCCCATGAAAATATCAAAAACATCCTTTTCCTGTGTGGGAGAAACTCGTATGGATGGATTTTCGTTAATGTGCTGATTGATGATGTTGTACGCGAAGGCGATTTCTTTCAGGGTTTCCGCCCCGGTGATGATTATCTTCCCGGTGCTGAAGATACTACACGTGATTTCCTTCATGTCATTAGCGGGCCTGAACTTGATCTTCACAGCGGAGTATCTATCCGGTTCGAAAGAAACTTTGAATATGTCATTGTACTGCTCGAACCAGTTCGACACTTCCATGAGATTGACGTTGTAGTTGAGACTGAAATTAGAATTGATCATCACGACACGAAAGGAATCGGAAGGAAGTTCTTTTTCGATATTCAGAAATGTTTTGAAAATGTGTGAGAGTTGCATGATGATACGTTTACAGTCGAAGAGGTCACAGCAGCCGGCGACCTGAACACTCCCATTAGGAAACACCTTGACAGACTTCGTACTGTACGTATCGTTGTACGTGAGTGTCACCTGATTATAGAATGTCGTAGGTTTGAGTTTCCACTCGAAACCCTCTGTGTTCGTACCCACACGCTTCAGTCGCAAGGAACCCACATTTTCGAAACTTTCACGGAGACGTTTGATATCGATATCCTGTTCGAAACTCGAGATCATCGTGATGGTGGTGATCTTAATCCACGAAGGCTTGGTCTCCTCCGGAAAATCATTCCTGAATTCGTCCAGGGTCAAAAGGTATGAGAACGTATTGTTGGCGATGGACGAATACATTTTTTCGAATACATAGTTTCCGTGTTGACCTACCCCAACTTAGGTGTTTAAAGAAAACAATCCCCCTTTTATCACAAATGACCTCTATTCTTAAAAGTGCGAAACACGTGTATGATGTCGACTCGGATCTTTCTTACGTAGAATTTACCTACGAACGATACAAAAAATCTACCGGGTATGCCACGTACACGGATTACATCAACACGGAGCCTCGCGCGAACTGGGAATACATCGAGTCTAAGAAGAACGACATTCTGTACCACAACTTCCTTAACGCGATGGTCGAGCGAACGCTCGAGGTGCGTCAGCGCATGGCCGAGCTCATTCTCGAGGGAATCGTGTCGTACGATCAACCTACGAACACGTACGTGCGTCTCATGCATGCGACAAAGATTCTCGACCCTTCATTCCAACCACCCGTGATCAACATGCGGTGTGCTTGGCAAGAGGAATTCGTTAAAAAGTTCTGTAAAAAGACTCTACCCGAAGTGATTCAGATGTGCGTCGACGGCGAACGTCTCGATTATTTCATCAACGTCTTGAATATAATAGAAATAGAGTGACGAAGAGTAGAATCAGGAAAATTCCAAAGAATGGTATGCGAGACTGGTTCGAAACACCAACCTTCACAGGGTTCTTCTTCTTTTTCTCACACGTGAACCCCCTGTCGATGTTGCGTCTGGGATGAATAACCTTATCCATGACGTCAGGCTTCACTTCTTCATCACAGAGGGCGTACTCACAGAAAATACTCTTATCGTCGACGGAAAACGCCGCACACGAACCGCGCTTAAGATCTTCAAACTCTTCATAATCACCAGTTTGTCGCACACCCCCTGGAAGGGAAAAGTCATGTGTGACAAACGGATTGACATCGTCGATGGCATCCTCGTCGCTGAGCATGAAACGGCTCATAATTACTATTACTTCAGATTATATTTTTTGTCGTTGATTTTGAAACGATGTTCTTCCCACATCTTATCTAAGTCGACGTTCAACATGTGCGCAAGCTGGAAGAGATAACTGAACACGTCCCCCATCTCCATCATCACATCTGTGCCTCGCTCCTTCTTCAGGTTCATCTTCTTGTACGTTTTTTTGTACTGCCTGATTGCTGACGCGAGTTCCCCAAATTCTTCAGTCAGGAGAAGCCACACGGTATCGACCGCGGCGCGGTCCCAGCCTTTCGATTTACATACTTTCTCAGTTTCAATTTTATAGTAATTAAGACTCATACTTACTGGAATAAAGTTGTCAAACTTTAAGTCAGTTGAAACCTATTTTTGTATTAAACTCCAGTTTTTTACCGACCGTACTGGTGTTTTCGGGGCGGTCCATGAGTGTGCGGGTCGTGTCTATGTCGTTGGCATACGCGATGTATTGCGATACACCAGTCTGGATCTGTCCGATCGCCGCGTCGATGACACGATCGTTCATCCTCTTGACCTGCGCCTTGACATCAGAGAAGTGATCACCGGAATTGTTGATGAACACGACTCGCATGATGCCGTAAAGGTCGTCGGGGTTTTGGTAATCGATGGCGATCCCAGTCCTGTTCTTGAACACCTGACGAATCCCACGCTGAAGTAGATTTTTGTTAAAGTCGGAAAAGAAAAGTCTGTTCAGTGGGGTCTCGCACTGTTTGAGAGAGTCAAGGTGGAGGTTATCACACATTTAATATACTCGCGGAAAAAAATTGTATGTCAATAGTAAATGCTGAACATCGCTGATTTTGATGAGGCATACGCCAACAAACCGGACAATGTCGACGAGATCAAGTGCGCACCCCCAGCCTGCTTCGTCGGATCTTACGCCCCAGTGGCGAAGGCGGGTGAAGAGGGTCCATTTTTCGTCAACACGTACCTTCTCCAACCCAACCGAAAGATGGAAACGGTCGGTACTGTGACCGTCCGAAGTGCCGACTTAAGCTGCAGGAAGTAAGTTAAAAATAAAAGTGGAACTGTATGTATATGAGGGTCATTAAACGCTCAGGTCGTATTGAGGATATGAAATTTGACAATGTCACCAATAGGATCAAGAACTTAACGTATGGACTCTCCGATAAGTGTGACTCTTCGAAGATTGCGCAACAGGTATTCTCATCCATGTACGACAACATCACGACACAGGAAATCGACACGCTCTCTGCAGAGATTTGTGTCGGCATGATCACTTCTGATCCCGATTATGAAATCCTAGCCACCCGTATCGTCGCGAGTAACATTCAGAAGGTGTGTCCCAATAACTTCCACCTCGCGATGAAGAAGCTTCAGAAGGCTGGTATCATCACCGATGAAGTTGCCGAAGTTGCTCAACAGGTGAAGGAGCACATCAAGACCGATCGTGATTTTGATTTTGGGTATTTCGGTCTCAAGACACTCGAGAAGAGTTACCTCCAACGCGTCGACGGGAAACTCATCGAGACGCCACAGTACATGTTCATGCGCGTCGCGATTGGCATTCACGGGAGGGATATACCGGCGGTTCTGGAAACCTACGACAAAATGTCTCAAGGATTCTTCATTCACGCGACGCCAACTCTGTTTAACGCCGGTACCCCTCGACCCCAAATGTCCTCCTGTTTCCTGATCGCAGGGAAAGATGATTCCATCGATGGCATTTACGGGACGCTCACGGAGTGTGCCCAAATTTCCAAGTGGGCGGGTGGTATCGGGATGCACATTCACAATATCCGAGCGAACAAGTCTCGTATCCGAGGAACGAACGGCCAATCTGATGGTATCATTCCGATGCTTCGAGTCTTCAACGCGACGGCTCGCTATGTGAATCAGGCGGGGCGCCGTAAGGGTTCGATCGCCGTGTACCTCGAGCCATGGCACGCGGATATCATGGATTTCCTCGAGCTTCGTCTCAACCAGGGTGACGAAGAAGCGAGGTGCCGCGATCTCTTCTCGGCCATGTGGATTCCCGATCTGTTCATGAAGCGCGTCGAAGAAGGTGGTAACTGGTCCCTCTTTTGCCCGGACAAGGCCAAGGGTCTCTCCGACTGTTACGGTAAAGATTTCGAGGATCTTTACACCAAGTACGAGGAGGAGGGTCTCGCGAACGCGACCGTCCCCGCTGCAGATGTATGGAAGGCTATTCTGAAGAGTCAAACGGAGACTGGAACCCCATACATGCTGTATAAGGATGCATGCAATTCCAAGAGTAATCAGAAGAACCTTGGTGTGATTAAGAGTTCCAACTTGTGTGTCGCACCAGAGACCAAGATTCTCACAAGTAGAGGACAGCAGGTGATTTCAGACCTTCAAGATCAGGATGTTGAAGTTTGGAACGGTGAAGAATTCTCAAATGTCACTATTCATAAAACTGGTGAAAATCAGAAACTTCTCACAGTCACCACGA